CAGAGGCGTTTGAAGGTGCGTATGTAAAGGAACCGCAAGTTGGTTATCACAAATGGGTTATGAGTTTTGATCTCAACTCCCTATACCCACACCTGATCATGCAGTATAACCTATCACCTGAGACTCTACTAAACAATCAAGATAAGAAGATAACAGTTGATAAATTCCTGAATGGTGAAATTCAAATAACTGACGAACTTAAAAAGATGAACCTGACAGTTTCTGCAAACGGAACTTTCTACAATAAAAACTTCCAGGGATTCTTACCTAAAATCATGCAAGAGTTATACAATGATCGTGTGATATACAAAAAGAAAATGCTCGAAGCAAAACAAAACTATGAAGACACAAAGAATCCAAAGTTTCTAAAAGATATTTCGAGATACGATAATATTCAGATGGCAAAAAAGATTTCACTGAATTCTGCTTATGGTGCTATCGGTAATCAGTATTTTCGTTTTTACGATTTACGTATTGCAGAAGCAATTACAACTTCTGGTCAGTTGTCGATTCGCTGGATTGAAAACAAAGTTAATGGTTATCTGAATTCTATACTGAAAACTGATAATGTCGATTACGTCATTGCTTCGGATACCGATTCAATTTATATTCGATTCGATGAACTTGTCAACAGCGTTTTCAAAAATCAAGATGACACTATCAAAATTGTAAACTTTCTTGACAAGATTGCAAAAGAAAAGATTGAACCGTTTATCGACAAGTCATACCAGGAACTTGCAGATTACATGAATGCTTATGATCAAAAGATGCAGATGAAGCGAGAAGTGATTGCAGACAAAGGTATCTGGACTGCAAAGAAACGATACATTCTAAATGCATGGGACGTTGAAGGTGTTCGATACAAAGAACCAACTCTAAAAATTATGGGTATTGAAGCAGTCAAGTCTTCAACACCTTCTGCTTGTCGTGTAAAAATCAAAGAGGCATTGAAACTTATCATGGCAGGTGACGAGAAAGTTCTTAAAGAGTTCGTTGAAGATTTTAGAAATGAATTCAACAAACTTCCGATTGAAGATATATCGTTTCCAAGATCAGTCAATGGTTTAGATAAATGGTCAGATGACACTCGTAAAGAAAATCAAAAGAACCCTATGGTAAATGAAGTTTATCGAAAAGGTGCACCGATGCACGTCAAAGGTGCTTTGATGTATAATCATCATATGATCAAAAACAAACTTACAAACAAGTACCCTTTGATACAAGAAGGTGACAAGATAAAGTATGTTGAACTTAGAACGCCGAACCCAATGCAAACACCGATCATTTCATTTATAACAAAGTTCCCAAAAGAATTTGGTGTTAGACAATACATAAATTATGATGTACAGTTTCAAAAATCTTTTCTTGACCCTTTACAGTTTATCACTGAAAAGATTGACTGGGATATTTCAGGTCGTGCGACACTTGAAACTTTCTTTTCCTAAAATAACACTTTACTTTTTTTGAATATGGAGGTATAATTAGATTATGAAAAAAATTACAGAAGAATATTTAGAGTTCGTTGACTCAGTGACAAGTGATGCGTCGAAAAATTATGGCACATTTGAAACGAGAGTCAAAGAACTATCTTATAAAGGTGTTGATGTTCCAAGGTTGCTAACAGGCACGATTGGTTTAAACTCGGAAGCAGGTGAGTTCGGTGACATTGCAAAAAAGATTTACTTTCAAGGTAAAGAATACAACGAAGAAAACCGTGATAAACTTATCAAAGAACTCGGTGACGTGATGTGGTATGTTGCAGTTTGTTGTATGTCATTGGATGTTTCACTTGAAGAGGTTTTACAAAGGAACATTGGCAAGTTGACAAATCGTTATCCAGATGGTTTCGACAAAAATATTTCTGAGAATAAAAAGGAGTAGGAATGGATTTTCTAAAAAATATTATCAAACAAACCGGCAATGAATATGCGGCGTTGGTTTCAGAAGGTGTAGAGGCAGGTGATGTAGATGAATTTATTGATACGGGTTCTTACATTTTCAATGCTTTGTTATCTGGTTCTTTACACGGTGGACTACCTGCTAACAAAATTACTGCTCTGGCAGGTGAGTCTGCAACTGGAAAAACATTTTTTGTTTTGGGAATGGTCAAGAATTTTTTAGATTCAAATCCAGATGCTGGTGTTTTATACTTTGAGTCTGAGTCTGCCATCACAAAACAAATGATTGAAAATCGTGGTATAGATTCAAGACGCATGGTTATTTTACCAGTGACAACGGTTCAAGAATTTAGAACACAAACTCTAAAAGTTCTTGACAATTATATTGAGAATAAAGAAAAGAAACCTATGATGCTGGTTCTTGATTCACTTGGTATGTTATCGACAACAAAAGAAATTGAAGACACTGCCGATGGTAAAGAAACAAGAGACATGACAAGAGCACAACTAATCAAAGCAACTTTCCGTGTATTGACTTTGAAACTTGGTAAAGCAGGCGTTCCGTTGGTTATAACAAATCATACCTATGATTCAATGGGTTCAATGTTCCCAACGAAAGAAATGTCAGGTGGTACTGGTTTGAAATATTCAGCATCGTCGATTGTATTTCTATCAAAGAAAAAAGAAAAAGACGGCACAGAGGTTGTCGGTAATATTATTCATTGTAAAAACTATAAGTCAAGACTGACTATGGAAAACAAAATGGTCGATGTTCGATTGTCGTATCAAAGAGGTCTTGATAAGTATTATGGTTTGCTTGAACTTGCTGAAAAATACAATGTGTTCAAAAAGGTTTCAACAAGATATGAGTTACCAACTGGTGAAAAAGTTTTTGGTAAAACTATCAACACGAACCCTGAAACATATTTCACAAAAGAAGTGATGGAAGTTCTTGAAGAATGTGCCAAGAAAGAATTTCTATATGGCAATGAATACGTTGAAGAAGATAGTGAAGAGGTAACAGATGAGTAAAAATGATAGATGGGTTTATTATTGTAACGCCGGAGTTTATACAGAGACTTCGTTACTAAAACTTGTATATGCAATCTTGAAACATCGAACGCAACATTTACTAAGAGGTAATGGATGGAGAGATTGAAACAAGAATACCGTTACGTGAAGAGAAAAGGTGACGATGAAAATTATATCGTTCTACATCAAGGAAAGTATAGCGGTGTTGTTTTTCATTATGGTAAGATAACTATCAATGAAGAAGATGATCAAGCGAAGTTATCGTTTGATTATACTATTGTCGATGACAATGGTTATGAGAAAGGTATGTTAGAAACGCCTGAATTCAAAAATGTTTTGGGTGATGTATTAGTTGAAGAACTCGACGATTATTTTAAAGAACAAGAAAATAATGAATCAAACGATTGAACAAACTATAATCAACAATCTAATTACGAACGAAGACTTTTCAAGAAAGGTAATTCCCTTTCTAAAGTCTGAATACTTTTCGATTTTCTATGAGCGAATAGTATTCGAAGAAATTCAAAAGTATATTCTCAAATACAAAACGATTCCAACGAACGAAAGTATTGCCATTGAGATTGACAATCGTAAAAGTATTTCTGAAGAAGACTATCAAAACGCAATGAAGTTTTTGAATGGTATAGAGAAAACAGATGTTGATAATGAATGGTTGGTCGATGCCGCTGAAAAGTTCTGCAAAGATAAAGCAGTTTATCACGCTGTTCTTTCTGGCATTCAAATCATTGACGGTAAAGACAAGAACAGAACTGCCGATGCGATTCCTGATATACTGACACAAGCATTGTCAGTTTCATTTGATTCAAGCGTTGGTCATGATTATATTGAAGACGGTGACAATCGTTATGAGTTTTATCATAAAAAAGAAAAACGCATTGAGTTTGATTTAGATTATTTCAATCGTATAACAAAAGGTGGTTTACCCACAAAGAGTTTGAACATTGCTATTGCTGGCACCGGTGTCGGGAAAAGTTTATTTATGTGTCACGTTGCCGCTTCTACTTTGATGCAAGGTAAGAATGTGTTGTATATCACAATGGAGATGGCAGAAGAACGCATTGCTGAACGTATCGACGTAAATCTAATGGACGTTACGATGGATGAACTTCATGATCTACCAAAACAAATGTTTGACACAAGCATTGAAAAACTTAGAAAAAAGACAGAAGGTAAACTCATCATCAAAGAGTATCCAACTGCTTCCGCACATTCTGGTCATTTTCGTGCGTTACTCAAAGAACTTTCAATCAAGAAAAGTTTCAAACCAGATATTATTTTTATTGACTATCTGAATATCTGTGCTTCGTCACGAATGAAAGGTATGGGCGGTTCAATCAATTCTTATAGTTACATCAAAGCAATTGCCGAAGAACTTCGTGGACTTGCCGTTGAATTTGATGTGCCGATTGTATCTGCAACGCAAACAACAAGATCAGGTTTCGTTTCAAGTGATATTGGTCTTGAAGACACTTCAGAAAGTTTTGGTTTACCAGCAACTGCTGACTTTATGTTTGCACTTATTTCAAATGAAGACTTAGAAGGACTTGGTCAGATTATTGTCAAGCAGTTGAAAAATCGATACAATGATCCAAACATAAACAAAAGATT